ATCTTTAATTATTTCATCTAATTGTTTTTTAATATTTTTTAAAGGTTTAGTATTAAGAATATAATTATCATTAGATGTAACATTACCTTCGTTTTCATAAACATCTAATTTAGTTTTTTCTATAAATTTTTTTTCTTCTTTTGTAAATTCTTTATTTAATTTTGTTTGATAAATAGGAGTTGGAAATATTCCATTTATTGTAGCTTTCATTTTATTTTCTTTCATTTTTATTATACTACATTATAATTGCAATAGATCCCAAGTCAATGTTTGCTCATTCCAATTATAATAATTTTTATTATCTATTTGTTCCTGTGTTAATTCTGGCTTAGCCACCGGTGCTTCCCAATTACAAGTATTTTCATTTAATACCCAAGAGTTAAATGTTTTAGGTGGAATAAAAGCATCTCTATTTTCATCATAAATATGCCCTATCCCTGCATGATTTTTTCTAAATGGAATTCCTCCTAGTTTATGAACACCATTTACTGTATTATAAGAAGTTTGTTTCCAATTAGCATTTGGTTCCTTATATAAATTTCTTAAAAAATCTATTCCTAACTGTTCTTGTTCTATTCCGTTTGAATCTTTAATTACTTCGTTAACAACAGATTCAACTGTTATTACTATATTTTCTGAATTTAATTTTACAAAGCTAGCCATTATGCTGTGTAACTCCCTGAACCATTAAAGGTTAAAATTTTATATGCGCTTGGAGCTGATCCGCTAGTGGTAACTACTGGAGAACCTGTTGTTACTCCTGTATAATTTTTTTCAAGCACTTTTAGTATTACAACTCCTTTACCACCTTGACCACCTGGAGCTCCTCCTCCACCTCCTCCTCCGCCAAGATTAGCTGTTCCAGCTTGTCCAGCTGATCCGTCAATTGCTCCATTACCTCCACCGCCAGAGCCTCCTTGTCCGGCTGTACCATATTGTGCACCACCACCACCGCCACCAGCATAAGTTACTGAAGGACCTGAAATTGAATTAGCTGTTCCATTACCACCTTTACCACCTTGACTTCCACCATTACTACCTGCTTGAGAAGCACCTCCTCCACCACCTCCTCCATACGAAGGTGTGTCTATGAAAGACCCCCCATTATTGCCTTGAGAGGGAGATACGTTTGGAGTGTTTCCTGATCCAACACCACCTCCAGGATGTGCTGATCCACCACCTGATCCACCACTTGCAGCATTAGGCTGTCCTGTTGTTGTTGCACCATATCCACCACCAGCGGATGTTATTGTTGATAAACCTGTTGCTGAAAATGAAGAAGATCCACCATTTTGACCTGTACCACCAGTGCTTCCTGAACCACCATCTCCTACTGTAACTGTAATTACTGTATTTTTTGTTGTTATTGATTGAGTTGATGTTCTATATCCTCCTGCACCTGCTGCACCACCACCAGCAGAGTTTCTTTGTCCTCCTCCTCCACCCCCTGCTACTACTAAAAATTCAATATCAAATGGGTATGAAATACCTCCACCTGCTGTCAATCCAAATCCTTTTGCTGATCCTGCACCTCTTGTAGATAATAAAGGCATTCTTTCTTCTCCTTATTTAAATTGTGTTTGTGCTGCTAATACTGTGTATGTTGATGCTGCTGTTTTAAGAGCTGTGTAAGTGTAAACATCATTAGATGAAGCGTTTCCAACTGTTGGAGCTGTACCACCCTGCCAAACGACTGTAACGTTTGTTGATGTTCCATCAACTAAAACAGATGTGTTGTAAAATGTAGTGTTGCCTTGTTTTGTGATTAATGCAACTGTTGCAGATTCACCGGTATTTAAAGCCGCGTTTAATGCAGTCGAAGCATTTCCTCTTAAATTAACTGTAAAGTTTGCACCTAAGTTAACGTTTTGAAAATATACAGCTTGAGTAAGTGTATCATATGTAAATGACGTTATGAAAGTTGTAGAAATTGTTGCACCTTCAAACATACCAAATACTTTTGATTCACCATTTAATGTAATTCTTCCAAGATCACCTTTTGGTGTTAATGTTAATCCAACATTTGTATCTCCACCTGTTGCAGAGATTACCGGAGAATTTCCAGCTGCAGCATTTGCTATTGTAATTTCATTTGTAGCTGATGCAGTTGTTGAAAATTTAATTTGTTCATTAGCATTTTCATCTATGATTCCGTATGTAGAATCAATAATAATATTTTTTGCATTTGTATCTAAGTTTGCAGATAGTGTTGGAGAAGCATCATTAGATAAATTTCCAATGTTAGAATCTACAACATCAGTTCCATTTAAATATAAAATTTTTGTTCCTTTATCTGTCGCAGAGAAAGTAACTCCTGTTTGACCTTCAATTTTTACTGTAACAGTAAAAGCACCTACTGTGCTGTTTCTAATTACATAAACTTTATTTTTAACACCAGAAGCACTAGTTATAGTTACAGTTCTATTTCCTGTAATTGTTCCTGTTAATTCTAAAACAGCATTTTTACCGTTTGATTGTAAACCATTTGAAAAAGTTAAATCTGTATTTCCAGCACCACCTGCAATAGATATACCAGAATAACCAGCAATAGATTGCTGAAGAATAACTAAATTTGTATTTGTAATATCACCCCAAGTACCGGCATTTTCGCCTGTTACTTGTAACTCTAGTTTGAGGTCCGTAGAATAACTTGATGCCATAATTTTAATTCCTTATTTGTTAGTTTTATTAAATTTAAGCGGCTGTGTCAATCTCTATCCAAGTTGCATCAGTTCCGGTATTTATTTCAGTCCAGATTTGATTATTTACACTATTTAAAGATATAGTCAATAAATTTCCTGTAACATTAACATCGGTATTTCCACCTGCAAATACTGTACCTACTGCTATATTTAACCCTATTCCAGTAACACTTGCAATAGTATTTGGTATACCTTCTGCAGTTCCTTGAGCTATATTTAATCGTTCCCCAGTAACTAAAGTATTCGCATCTCCAGCAATAACTGTACCTACAGCTAAAGCAACTGTCATTCCAATACCAACAACATTGGCATCAGGGCCTGGATCAACCTCTCCTTCAGAGATTGTCATTGCTATTGAAGAAACTTCAACGGTAACACTTATATCAGTTTCAGTAACATAAGATCCACCCCATTCTGTGGTAGAAGCACCCCATGCATCTTGACCCCAATATTCTCTAATTCCAGAATTTATGGTTAAACCTAAATTAGTATTATCTACATTAACAAAAACCCATATTCCATCTCCACCCCATACTTCTTCACCCCAATAATATCTACCCCATCCCTGTCTATTATAAGCTTGAACATTACCTGTTGATAAATTTAACTGTTGACCAGTTACTAGAGCGTCTGGAGATACATCAACTTCTCCAACAGAAGTTCCTAATAATAAATTAGTATTTGTTAAAAATACATCAACAGTAATAAGTTCTTCTGCAGAATTTAATGATGTATTTAATTGTAGTCCAGTTACATCAACTTGCTGACCAATGGCTACATTTATAGTTGTTATACCACCCCATTGTATATCAGAAGTGTTCCAACTAAAATTACCCCAACCATGATTGAAATTTAAACTAAGTGAATTACCAGAAAGAATAACATCTCCTGTTCCACCCCAAGCATTTTCACCCCAAGTTAATCTACCCCAACCATCATTGATTTCAAAATCAATGGATACATTTCCTTGTGATAATGTTAATGGAAAACTTCCAGCTTCAATTTGTTGATTTGTAAAACTAACACCCCAAGAACGACTTCCCCAATCAAATCTTCCCCAGCCCTCTAATGGTGTATAATTAGCTTGTCCTTGTGATGCATTTAATCCAAAACCTGTAAGCGTAGCTATGGCGTTGGATTGTTCACCCCATAATCCTGCATTCCAACTGAGCTCTCCCCAAGCATTCGCCATAATAGGTTACTCCTATTATGCGTTGCCGATTCTTAGAATAGCCGCTGATGTTGTGTCTGCTGGAAATTGAATTGTAAATGTTCCAGATGTTGCTGTTTTATCACTTCCAAAATCTAATACACATACCGCCGCATTTGTGTTTGATGTATTGTAAATCAAAGCACCTCTTGCAGTTAAAGTAACTCCAGTAAAAGATATATCTGCAAAATCTATAAATGCTACACCACTTGAAACAACTGGTGATACATTTGTTAGAACTCCGCCACCTGTTACATACTGACCAGTATTTTCAACTTCATTTGTTGAAGTGTAAATAGTTGTAGATGAGTCTAGAGTTGCTGCAGAAGTGTAAAGAGCAAGTTTAAAAACATTTCCCGTAGTCAACGTAAAATTATGCTGACCTTGTAAAAGTTGTCCTTTAAACGAATTTGCAACTGCTTGTGTTATAGCCATATTAACTCCTAATTATATTATCCTTGTTTTTGAATCTGAGGTGAACCTTCTTGGTATTCATCTCTTCTTCTTCTTCCCATTTGTTCAATAGAGAATCCTTGTAGCACACTTTGATACTTTTGTTCATAAAATTGTATCATGTCTGCCGGACCCTTTAAAAAACCATACGCCTCAACAAGGCAAGCATATAATAAACCAGAGGGAAATTGCTGACTTAAATATGTTGTCGTATTATTAGCAGATAATCCTGCTGGCTTCAAGGTATAATTTAATTGCATCGTATATGTCAAGTCTGGAATTGGGGCTACTACTATGTTTTGTTCATCCCAATAACTAAAATACTTAGGTAATCCCTGTGCTTGGCTGTTATTATATTCATTAATAAAGCCAGTATCTCTATATTCTACCACAGAATAAGTGCCTTGATATAGAATCTGAGCTTCTCTAATAATTAAAGTTTGATCTGTTAATAAAGGTGTACTTACATAAGGTTGACCTGCAATAATAGTTGCTGTTGCATATTTTCTATTATTGTCAGAATCTACATCTCTTTGAATTCTCCATTCAGCATCTAAAATAAAACCATTGACAATAGTTGCTGTAAATACATTTGAATCTACTTCTGTGTAATCTCTTATTTTTGTAACTAGTTCTGCGTATGTCATATTAAGCTTGTAAAGTTACTGGACCTGCAGAACATTGTGCTCCACCACCAGAAACATTTCCTGTTGTTGCTGTACTTG